TAAATCTGCTGTGCTGGCAAATCTCTGGCCTGCATCGACCATGTAGCCAAGCAAGTTAAACAAAGAACCTGACGGCTCCTTAAACGGCAGTGGCATAATCGCCTTGTTTACGTCGTCAACCGTACTATCGAGGTCAACAAATTCACCGGGGCTGATCTGCATGTCGCCGCCCTGAACACGGCCACGCAGCTTAAAGCCACCCTGCATGTTCGAGAATGCGGCACTGTCGAGCAATGCGCGCAGAGATCCTGTCGCCGCTTTGCCCAATCCGCCAATCATGTGGTACAAGCCGAAGCCGTAGAAACCTAGACCAGGTAAAAATTTGTAAGATACAAACCAGTCGCGGCGCTTCTTCAGCTCGTCGTCTTCCTTCCAGTTACGGCGAACCGCCACGACAGCCTGACTGTCATAGTCAATCGTGATGACATATGGGATCGCCACTGCGTTGTCGTCCTCGTCGTCGTCATCCATATTCTCGCCGTCAATGCCGTCAAACAAATCATAGACGTGCATTTCGAGCAGTGTCATCACGTCGTCATTGCTGTCGTCGTACTGATCAACACCCTCAATCTCACCGATAATATCGCCCGACGGGTCCATGTTATCGCCTGATCCATACTTCGCCGGCAGGTAATATCCGTTCTGGACGTAGCGATTGAAGTCATTCTTCGGCATGCGGATGACGTGGGTGTAGCGCGGTGACGTGTATAAATCTTTGCTTTCCGGGGCGACCACGAAGTCTTCAGCCTTAACGAACTGGCTACACTGCCGATCTAGGTTAGCATCCCACCAGACTTTCTTAAACGCCTGGCCAACCAGCGGCAGGTGAAACAGCAATTGATCGAGGTCAGGGAAGTATTCCTGCATCTCGTTGGTGACTTGCCAGTTCATAAATTCACGAACGCGGCGCCCCTGCTCCTCAATCTCCTCGTCTGGATCGCCAACGATCACAGTCTTGATTGGCCCGCCAGACGGGTATAATTCAGCAATGGCCTTGGCGTTAAACTGCGTGGCAGCTTCGGCAATCAGCGGGTGTACCACTACGGACAATCCGCGCGTCGCGCGCTCAGATTCGCCCTCGTCCATTCCGCCATCAGGATCTAGTGTCTTTAATCCCTGAGTGTAGCGTTCCTTCCACTCTGATCGAGCTTCCTCGTCATTCTCGTAATAGCTGATTAGCTCTTGCGCTTTTCGGGATAGCTCTTTCTCGTCAATTGTCTCAGCTAGGTTGATGTCAAACTGGGCGTCGTCAATCTCGTCCTGCATGTCTAGTTCGGGATCGCCTACCAAAACATCGCCGTCGGGCAGTTCCTCAACCATTAAGCTATCGTCGGGCAAGCCCTCGGCGAACGGGATAATTTTTGGATCAGCCATACATCGTCATCCTCTTGGGTTCGTTTATTTCGTCTTCTTCTGGATCGGTACTGTGTTCTAGGAACCAACCCTTTCGTAATCTTAGCCAGGCTTGTGTGCAGGTGTCCACCACGTCATCATTCGGATGCGCCGGGAATGCACTTATAATTTCTATTAACTCTTTAGCCCACTTCTTGTCACTTGGGTAGTATATTCTACCATCCTCCAGCAATGCGCTCGAAGCGTGCGCCCTCGCAACCTTATCCCGGTCAGGAGAATATGCCAAGACCGGGACGCCGGCCATGCGTAAATCTTGCAGTAAAGACTGGCCCGACGCCTTCTTCTCGATCAGCACTACGTCGGGCTCCCACTCGTCGTAAGCCTCCTGGGCAATCTTGCGTAGTTCTGGGTACGACGGCTTGTCCCAGTAAGCCTCCAGCACAATAGCGCACATGGCGCCCTTGTGACGAAACACGCCCCAAGTAGTTCGCGCGCTAAAGCTAGAACTTTCCTTGCCCTCAAACGCGGTGTCCCACGATTGCAATACATGCTCAATTTCTGGCAGCTCTTCGCTCTCCCAGGGAACCCACCAGGACGCCTTGAGAATACCGCCGCCCTTGGGGCTCGGACGTTGCTGTAATTGCCCGGCGGCTGCGTAAGAGCCAAGGCTCCGCTCCAAGGTCGATAGCTCCTTCTCGCCAAACCGCGCGGGCCACAGAAGTTCGCCCTCTTTAGTGCGCGGATCTGTAAAGCCAAGGGTGGATCGCATTGGGGTTGGATGTCCGATTTCGTACCTGGCAGGTAGCATCAAGTGATCCCACTCATCTCCCAGTTCATTTGCAAGGACATGCCCAGTCAGGTCTTGTTCGTGGACGCGCTGCATGATGATGACAAACGCGCCAGTTTTAGGATCGTCAAGGCGCGTCTGCATTGCCTGATCCCACCAATCTAAGACGCCCTCACGCACCTTGGCGCTGTCTGCTTCTACAACATTATGAACGTCGTCTAAAACGATAATATGGCCACCTTCTCCAGTTAGGGAGCCTGATACTGAGGTACTGAGCCGAATGCCGTTCTCGCTGTTCTCAAACCTAGATTTCTGGTTCATATCTCCAGTCAGGTGAAACTTGTCACCGAAGTGCGCCTGATACCACGGGCTGTCGATTAGGCGGCGACACTTGGTGCTATCCCTGATCGACAGAGAAGCAGCGTAGGATGCGTACAAAAACTTTTTGTGTGGCTGGTGCGTCCAAGTCCAAGCTGGCAGCAAAACGGCTGTAGAGATAGATTTTGAATGTCTTGGCGGCACGTTAATAATCAGGCGCTTTATGTCGCCCTCTACTACAGCTTGTAGGTGATCGCTGATTGCATCCAAGTGCCAACCAGAAACATAGTCAGATGCTGGTTCAATCGTCGGCCAGGCTGCCTTCGTAAACTCCTTCAATGATCTGCGGTAACGCTCCGCTCTCACCTGTTCCAGTGTTAGATTGGATAAAAGCGTGTTCAATTGCTGCGAGTTCATCTGTACCAATCCTTGTCAGGTCGAGGGTTACTGTACGCTCCTCATGAATTTTTGTTTCTGTCTTATCCACCCAGCCGGCGCGGTTCTTTAGGTAGAAGATAATAGACGGCACGTTGCGATCCACAGTGGCATTTTCAAAGAGCGCGTTGGTAACTTGCTCTATTCCGCTGGCCTCACCTTTTTTTATAGCTTCCGAAAATTCCGAATATTCTGCCTGATAAAGCTGAAAGGTTGAGACTGAAATGCCAAGGACGCCAGCGCATTGTTCTTTGGTTAAGCCTTGAGCCATTGCTCTTTCTGTTCGTGCTAGAACCTCTTCGGTGACCTCGAACTTGGGTCTACCAACAGGATTTTTACTTTTGGCTTTTGCCATTACTTAACCTTTCTTGCAGTGGTGAGCTGTATTTTTGGGAATGTAGATCAGATCACTGAAAAAAGAAAGACCCGCCGTTGCAGTGCGAAACCTGGCCGAGCGGGTCTAGTTTGCGAGGTAGTGTGGGTTCAGGTGGCCCCAGCCTACGTCGAGCAGTATTTGTGGGTTATCACATCGCCAGCATTATTACAACAAATGCGAGAGCGCAGACAGTAAAGGCTACACCAGCCATCACTTCCTTGCCTACCATTAGCACTGCTGAGTGTGGCTTATCTGGGTGGATTGTGAGGTGGCCTCTCAGGCTTATTGCGACCCACTCACCGATCTGGCACGGTAGTTCGCCCTCTTGTGTGTAGACGAACAGGTTTTGATTACCCAATCGCTTGCCTGAGTTCTCTTGAACCCAATCGGGCATATCTTGGTCGAAACCTTTAAACTTCCACGACTTAATTATCATGTTTGATTTCCTTTATGCTTAGTACAGTATTTTTTCTGCCTTGGCAGTAGTGGCTCGTTGCATAGACTACCCATGAACATCCTACCTTTATCTATGGCATACCTCTGACAGGTTTCGTGCTTTTCTTCTGGTCCCCTTTGCCAAGGCCTAGCCATTCGTTTTTTTTTTACTTTTACGTTAGGCGTAACATTTCTGTTCTTCACGACCACCATGGTTTATTCCTCCTCAAAGATTGAATTGCCTACGTCCAGCGGCAATTCAATTGTGGTTATTCTGAAGTTACAGATTGGGCAGACGCGCCTCCGTTTTATTGTGGGGAAGCCATATCCAATGTGTGGCCGTGAGTCTTTGGCTTTTAGTTTTTCATGGCGGCACTTTGGACAGTGCGATACGGCTAGTGTCATTACGCCGCCTCCGCTTCGAGCATTGCCTTAACACCATTAACTTGCTCGGCGGTTAGGCGCGTTGCTAGTGAGTGTGCCATTGCGGTTGCTTTGCTTGACAGATCATCGTTGGGCGCCTCTACAGCCATACGAAGTGCCAGCGTGAATGCCTCAAGATTATTGGTTGGTGTTTTGTAGTTTTCCATTTGGTAGTCCTTTCTAAGTGGTGGTAGTGGGGGAGCCGTAGCTCCCCTAATTGATTAAAAATAAGATGCGATTGCTTCTGGAACATCAGCTTCGTTTAAACGACCT